ACATAACAGTCATAATGTTGAGATTAGATTAGTTTATGGAAGCCGACATGTCGCCAAATATCATTGCATTGATTGTAATAAATGGGTTGCTTGGTTAAGCAAACATGAGACTAACCGAGCATTTGAATTAGGAATGGATATTAAAGCATGAACCCATTAAACAGTCCTTGGAATAAACCCAAATTCCAAATAATCAACGACAAGCAGTTATATTTTAGATGGGCCGCAATCAAGAAATATCTAACTACTCAACCTACCTACGGTGAATACAATGGGGTATTGGGCGTAAATGGTATATTCTATATTGCCAAGAACTCTCCTAAGATGCGTTTAAAGAGTCATTTAGATTGGGTCTGGTATACACCTAAGACATTAGCACATGCAATTGATTCTAATTGTGTAGAAAGCTATTATGAGATTATGATGAATGATATCCGTAGTGATCCTAACCAATGGAAAGATCAAGACTTTGAAATGCAACTTAAAAGCTTCTATGCTGCCAGGGTTGGCAGGGCTAGTCTAATATAACTATTAAAGCTTCAAGTACCATTCTAAGTTCTTAAACAATCTAGCATCATCTGGATTTAGTTCAAGAGCTTGTGTGCCATTAGCAACAGCCTGTTCACGCAGGCCTAGGTTATAAGCTGACAATGCCGCTAGGTCATAAGTTTTAAATGACCAAGGCTCACCTGTGCTGGTAAACACATATTCTCTTTGTGTGATGGTCAAAGCCTGTGTGGCTGCATAGTAGCATTCATGCCATTGTTTAAGTTCATAGCAGGCCTGTGCTAGATCTACCCAAGTATCACGGATCAAACGGCTAGTATCTACAGCCATTCTAAAATGCTTGAGTGCTAGTTCATGCTGACCCAAGTGCATGTAAGCTCGCCCCATATGACGCAGAGCAAAGCTACGCTCATGATGCCAAGTAGCACCAGGTAAGGTCAGGTATCTATCCCATTCCTTGATGGCTCTAAGCCATTGCTTGTGATAAAAGAATTCTCTGCCCAAATACCAACTGTCTCTATGATCATAAGGATTCTCAGCAATGCTGGCATTCAGCATGGGCAAGTACTGTCCTCTTGATTTAGTCAGATCCGGATGATGCTCTGAAAGTATGTCTTCAGTGATAGCCCAGACTTCAGTCATACGAGCATCAGGCTCAATCATTTCATGTATTAGGTGACGCCATTGATAACCTGTGCGTGAGTGTATCTTGGTGCAGTTGTAGATATCACCTTGATTGTCAAACCTGTACTGCAAGCGAGTAATGTCACTCTTCCATTTATTTTGTACAGCCGCATACCAACCAGGAGTCATTACTTCATCTAGGTCCAGGGCAATACAGATATCAATATCTTTAGGAATCAATCCTAAGGCTATGTTACGAGCTGTGTCAAAGCGCCAAGGGCTTACAGTTATTGTATAGACTTGGATACCTAAACTACGAGCAAGCTCAACAGTGGCATCAGTTGACCCAGTGTCAGCGAGTACAATACAGTCTGCATCTTTGCAGGACTCATAGAACCTTTGAACAAAGTGTTCTTCATTTAAACTAATAGCATAGACAGCAATTTTCTTTTTCATGCAATATTTATTGACTAGTTTAATCAAAGGATTTGTAATAGAACAAGGAGCATGTTATACTTGTGTTTTAGGAATAAAATGCGTTTACTAGAACAGCTTAAACAGAATACACAACCAGCCAGCACACACTTGCAGGATAAAGAACAAACAGTAAATACTTTACGAGAACTTGTCAAGGAACTAGATGCGCTTAGAATATTTGAGAATAGACATGCTGAAACTGATAGAGCAGAACACACTACTGGACTGGTTGCATCAAGCTGATGATGCAGAATGGAGACCAGACTATGAATGCTTCTTTGTACTAAAAGGATCCAAGACACATAGTTGGCTAGCCCTGCAAGACGAGAAACTATTTGAATAAAGCCAAACCCAAAGATATCAAACAGTTACGCGAACAGTACTGGGCAGAGAACAATCAAATCTGCCCAGTATGCCAGCACCTAATAGAACTCAAAGATGCTGTACTAGATCATAGACACAGTGATGGACTCATACGCAATACCATACATCGCTTTTGCAATACATTCATCAGCCATATTGAAAACAACCAAAAGCGTAATCGCATCACACCTCAGCAGTTGACCAACATATTGGCTAACTTTGAACAGTATGTAGACTCTACCAAATCAATACTACATCCAACATATAGAACACCAGAAGAACGATTGGCTAGGGCAAAGAAACGAGCCAAAGCCAGAAGATCACGCAAGTAACTTCCGAAGGTAAGCCAAAACCTTCACTAAGGGCGATGAGAATAACCTAAAGGAGCTTCTCCGGATAAATCGCCCTTTTTCATTGACTGGTATAAATACATTGTATATAATAAGTAAAGAGGAGAATATATGGCAGGCAAAAAAGGAATGCGATTAACGGGTAGATATGCTAGAGGTGTTGAACGCCCTCAGGTTTGGATCATTGGTGCTGAAGCAGGCAAGTTCAAGCATGATATGTATCACCCATGGCAACTGGCCAAGGCCCAGGCTAACTTCCGCCAAGAAGAATGGGATCTAGAGTTTGAAGACTTTTATCAGATGTGGAAGAATGATTGGGACAACAGAGGCCGCAAACCCGAAAATATGTGTATGACCAGAGTAGACAAAGAAGGCGCTTGGTCAGTAGATAATGTGCATGTGATAAGTCGCTTAGAACATTTACAAGAGCAAGGTGGTCGCCGAGTAGGTACAACCAACAGGAAGTCCAGCAAATGAAAATACTCTTACTAACCCTATTACTAGCACTAACTGGCTGTGCAGGCATGTATGATAGACAAGACCTTTGCCAAAACTACTACAAGCAAGCCAATTACCAATATCCCCAGCATTGCGGTGCCAGTGCAGGTACTAGATACATTACTCGTGACTATTATTCTAATCGTCCTCTGACTACTACCAAGGCGCAATGATGAAAACAATACGCTATCAAAAACTTAATAAGATGGAACCTAGGGATGGAGTTAAATACTCAACAACCTATGTGAAACAAACATTGGAACAACGCAAAGAGTTGACCAAGCATATTAGACTAGTGATCACTGAGATCAGCCAAGCAGTAGAGCAAGACCCAGACTTACTAGACTTTATGCGTACACCATTACAGGGCTTTAAGACCAGCTCAGGACAAAACCGTACAGGTACAGACATACTCACAGACATGGTTAATGAAGCCAAGGGCAAGACCAAACAGAACTTACCCAAAGACTTCGCACTAGCACCAATTGAACGCTGGAATAAACTGTTTGCAGACACTGACTATGCTATTGACCTAGTACAGACTTATACTAGAGCCAGTAATAACTTCAGTGATTTATTGGAAATTATAGATGAAACCCAACTTTGACCCATATGATTTACTAATACAACTAGATGTTCGCTGTCAATTACTAGAACAGCATTGCAGAGAACTACAGGGTAACCAACTGCAATTCAGCGAATTAGTCAAAGAACAAAACAAATTGATCAGACAGTTCCAAAGGGAAACATATAGTCTAAATCAGTTTGTAGGCGAATTAGCCAGCCGCAGATAAATAAGTATGCAAGAGTTTTAGTAGGCTCTGGCATTTATTATCCTATATCGTCTTAATACAACGAGTGAATAGCCCTCTTTACTGAGGGCTTTTTCATGACTATAATAAATACACGATGGAAGATAATATCATTGACAGTGGACCCGTGACTGTGCATGCCAACTTAGCTGATGCTGATGAGCAGGCCTACGAAGTCATTGCGCTGGTAGAAGAACCCCGTGACCCAAGTAAAACAGGACCCAGCCCAAAGAAGCTGGTAGCTGTAGAAGTCATGGGTTTTCAAGTGGGCAGAGGCAAGAAGCGCCGCGTAGTAACACCTGATGATGTGTATAAACTAGCCGCAATTGGCTGTAGCGATAAAGAAATATCTGTATGGTTTGACATTGATACCAACACGCTTAGATATAATTTTAGCACGATCATGGCAAAAGGCAGAGAAGACCTTAAACATACACTAAGACACGCCATGCTGAAGAACGCACTGGGTGGTAATGCCGCTGTACAAATCTTCCTAGCTAAAAACTTGCTAGGCATGAGTGACCAAGGTATGGAAACTGATGACAAGCGCCCCCTACCGTGGAGTGACGAATAATGGCCAGCACGAATGAAAGAGTAGCAGTACTAGAAACAAAGGTAGACGAGCTTAAAGAAACTGTTAGAGCTAACGATGCTGACTTAAAAGAACAACTGTCAAAGATGTATGAAGCATCATGCTCACAGCATGCCAAACTCAGCGAAGACTTAGAAGGTCTTAAGAGCTTCCGTGATAGCGTATTGGCTCGCATAGCAACAGCAGCCTTGATCCTGGGCCCTATTGCTGGTTACCTAGCTAATCATATCGACTGGGCAACCA